CTGGCGTAATAAGTTTATATAAGCTTTATAAATATTTGATACCAAGTAAATTAGGAGGTGATATGCAAGGAGTGGGTAGTTCTACAGGTGTAGCTCCAGAATCTAAGAATGAAAAAGTTAATGTATGGTATAGTGATACATATGAATGTACTGTTGATGATGTTACACCAACTATACTTTCATCTTGTAAAACTGACATAGATACTTTTATTTCTAGAATTTCTAATAATTTGGTGCATATAAGTGTTAAGTTTACAGATAACGAGTCAATGAAGATACGTAAAGCTAAAGCATTTTGTATTAAAGGTCATGTGTATGTTATTAACAATCATATATTACCAGACATTTATCCTTTAGAATTGACTGTGACACAAAATAATATTCAAGAAGGCGTGAATACATGCTTCACTTTTATGTTGTCTAAATCACAGATTAAAAGATGTGTTGAACGTGACATATGTTTTGTAACATTGATGCAATTACCACCCAAGAAAGATATTAGTGAATATATACCTAAAGAAACTTACTTAGCAAGGTTCGATGGGTTATATGTATCTCGTAAACAAGATGGCCAATTATTTACTAAAGACGTTAAAAATCTTAATAAAATAAAAGCTGTTTATGATTATGAGGTTATTCCTGGTTCTTATAATGGTAACGTGTGGTCTGGTGCAGTTGATGTTCCTACAAAGAATGGAGATTGTGGTAGTTTGTTAATTTCTCAAGGTGCACGAGGCTTATGCATCTTGGGAATGCACTTTTTAGGCAAAGATTCAAAGGTTTATAGTATTGCATTTGATTATGAATTTATGTCTAAACATATACCAATTATTTCAAAAGGAGAAACAGGTTTGCAATATCATGGTGCAGAAGTAGATCTCTTGCATTATAAATCACCTGTGAGATACATTCAAGAAGGTACTGCTGAGGTGTTAGGTTCACTGCAAGGATTCAGATCTGATGGGAAATCTAATGTCAGTCGTACTTATGTTTGTGATTATATGGTGAAGCATGGTGGTTATACTATTACAACTGGGCCCCCCGTTATGAATGGATGGCAACCATGGCGTAATGCTTTGAAGGACTTAGTTCGACCAGTTACGCAAATAGATGTCGATAAATTAACAAGGTGTGCTAAAGCGTTTGCATCAGATATAATCTCCTCTCTAAATGAACAACAACTTAAGGAGTTGCATGTGTATGATGATTTTACAGCTATTAATGGTAAACCAGGATTACGCTTTATAGACAAGATC